CCGCCGAGCACGGCCTGACCGAGCACCTGAGCACGCTGTTCCGGTGGAAGCCGGAGATCAACATGGCCATCTGGAAGGCGACAGATGAGGCCATCACCAAGCCACTCGCCGCAGCAATCACGGCCAAGCCTGGCCGCCCTTCTTTCACCATCGAACCCATCACCACCAAGGAGTAAATCATGGCTTTTCTCGGACAAACCTATGCAGCATCGGACCTTCCCCAAGGCAACAGCAACTACGAGCCACTGCCGGCTGGCTGGTACACAGCCAACATCACGCAGGCAGAGCTGAAGACCACCGCCGCAGGCGATGGTCAGTACATCAAGCTGCGCTATGACATCACCGGGCCGACTCACCAGGGCCGCGTGGTGTTCGGCAACCTCAACATCAAGAATGCCAGCGCCAAGGCCGAGGAGATCGGCCGCCAGCAGCTTGGCGAGATCATGCGCGCCATCGGTCTGGCCAAGGTGCAGGACACCGACCAGCTCATCGGTGCCAGCATCCAGGTCAAGCTGGAGGTGCGCCCTGCGCGCACCGACGAGAAGACCGGCAAGACCTACGAGGCCAGCAACGATGTGAAGGGGTTCAAGGCTGTCAATGGTGGTGCAGCGCCCACCTTCGCTGCGCCAGCGCCTGCAGCAGCTCCTGCAGCCTCTGCAGCGCCGGCCAAGGCCGCGCCGCCCTGGCAGAAGAAGTGATGGAAAAAAGCCCAGGCCAGCGCGAGCTGGTCCTGGGCATTGGCAACCACTAGAAGGAGACGGGCACCATGAAGATACCCGAACCAGAGCATAGCATCCAAGGCCTGATCGACAAGCACCACGAGAAGCAGGCCGAGCCGCCGCGGCCGCACATGGGCTGCAGCCAGTTGGGTCACCCATGCGACAGGTGGCTGTGGCTGTCGTTTCGCTGGGCCGTCCAGCCCCAATTCCCTGGCCGCATCCTGCGCCTGTTCAGGCGTGGCCAGATGGAGGAGGCCACCATCGTGTCAGACCTGCGCGCCATTGGCATGGATGTGCGCACCAGCCGGCAGCAGGCGCGCGTGGACTTCGGTGCGCATGTGTCCGGCAGCATCGACGCCATCATCGAGTCTGGCGTGCCTGCAGCGCCCAAGAAGCGCCATGTGGCCGAGTTCAAGACACACAGCTCCAAGAGCTTTGCCGACCTAGAGAAAAACGGGGTCGAGAAGTCCAAGCCCGAGCACTTCGTCCAGATGCAGCTCTACATGCATGGCACTGAAATCGACCGCGCCCTGTATGTGGCTGTCTGCAAGGACGACGACCGCATTTACACCGAGCGCGTGCGCTACGACAAGGAGGTGGCCGAGAAGTTCATCGCACGCGGCCGCAGGCTGGCTCTGGAGGACCGCATGCCGCCGCCCATCAGCACCGACCCATCCTGGTACCAGTGCAAGTTCTGTGACGCGCACGAGTTCTGCCATGAGACCAAGACCACCAAGCACGTCAACTGCCGCACCTGCGCGCACAGCACGGCCAAGGAGGACAGCACCTGGCGCTGCGAGAGGCACGAGGCCGATGGCATTCCGGTGGAGTTCCAGCGCCAGGCTTGCGACAGCCATGTCCTGCACCCTGACCTGGTGCCTTGGGAGCGCAAGGACGGCCTGGACCAATGGACTGCCGTCTACGTTATCGAAGGCCGCGATGTGGCCAATGGTGAAGGCGATGCCCACGTCTACACCAGCCGCGAGATTCTGGCCAACCCCAAGATGTGCAGCCTCGGGGATGAGTATGTGGAGAAGCTGCGCGAGACCTTTGACGCGAGGATTGTGGGATGAACAACGATCAAGCCAAACAGGTTCCGCTGGTGGAATTGCTGGACGAGGTTCCAGCAGATGTTCGCATCGGAGTGGAAGACGGTGAAGGATGGCAGTCCGGCACGACTTGGCATCCTGTTGGTCAACTGTGCCATGAAGCCGCTGCAGAACTGCGCCGACTGCACGAATTGCATGTGCTCTACCAGGACAAGGTGCAGCGCCTTGAGCTTGAGAACTTCTCCTGGCGAACCAAACTTGGCGTTCGTGGATACGAAAACCAAATTGCAGATTTGCAAGAACGAATCAAGGCCATTGAATTTGAAGAGCATGTGTCACTCGAAGTCGCCATTGAAGTGGTGCTGCGAAACGGACCGACCTTTGAGACGATTGCAGGTCTGTGCAAGATGGCAGCAGAGGCCGAGCGCAATCGCACATGGACGCAAGCGCACTGGACCGAGTACGAGCGCAGCATTGCAGCAGCAGAGCGCGAAGCCTGCGCCAAGCTGTGCGACGAGATCGCCATCGACATGTGGAAGCTGTACAAGGGCCGACCGCCGTACAAAGGCGACGAGGAAGGCCGAGCGTCGGACTTCACACAAGGCCGCAGCGCTGGCGCAGACGACTGCGCAGATGCAATCAGGAGAAGGACAGATGCTGCGTGACTACCAACAGCGAACCATCGACCAGCTTTATGCGTGGTTCGAGGCAGGCCACGCAGGCAATCCATGCTTGGTGCTGCCTACCGGGTCCGGCAAGAGCCATATCGTGGCCGCGCTGTGCAAGGACGCGCTGCAGAACTGGCCAGAGACCGTGGTGCTGATGCTGACGCACGTCAAGGAGCTGATCGAGCAGAATGCCGAGAAGATGCGCCAGCACTGGCCTGGCGCGCCGATGGGCATCTACAGCGCCAGCATCGGCAAGAAGCAACTTGGTGAGCCGATCACCTTCGCCGGCATCCAGTCAATCCGTACTAAGGCCAAGCAGATCGGCCACGTTGACCTGGTGATCATTGACGAGTGCCACCTGGTCAACCACAAGGACGAAGGTGGCTACCGCCAGTTTTTGGCCGACCTGAAGGCCATCAACCCTGCGCTGCGGGTCATCGGTCTGACGGCCACGCCATACCGCCTGGGGCACGGCCTGATCACCGACAAGCCTGCGCTGTTTGATGACCTGATCGAGCCTGTAAGCATCGAGGAGCTGGTGTTCAAGGGTTACCTGGCCACGCTGCGCAGCAAGGTCACCAAGGCCAAGCTGGACACCTCTGGCGTCCACAAGCGTGGTGGCGAGTTCATCGAGTCCGAGCTGCAGGCAGCCGTGGACACCGACGACAACAACCAGAAGGTGGTGCGCGAGATCATCGAGCTGGCTGGCGACCGCAAGGCCTGGCTGCTCTTTTGCACTGGCGTCAAGCATGCGCACCATGTGGCCGAAGTCCTGCGCCAGCGTGGCGTGGCCGCAGAGTGCGTGACTGGCGAGACGCCGAAAAAGGAGCGCGAGCGCCTGCTGGCCGAGTTCAAGGCCGGCCGGCTGCGCGCCCTGACCAATGCCAATGTGCTCACCACCGGGTTCGACTACCCTGACATCGACCTGATCGCCATGCTGCGCCCGACCATGTCGGCCAGCCTGTACGTGCAGATGGCAGGCCGGGGCATGCGGGTCAAGAGCCACACTGATCACTGCCTGGTGCTGGACTTCGCCGGGGTGGTGGCCACGCACGGTCCGATCACGGCCGTGCAGCCTCCCAAGAAGGCAGGCGACGGCAACGGTGAGGCGCCGGTCAAGGTCTGCGACAACTGCGGAGAGTTGTGCGCCATCGCCGTGGCCACCTGCCCTGCCTGCGGCCATCCATTCCCTGAGCCGGAGCGCAAAAAGCTGGAACTGCGCGACGACGACATCATGGGCCTGGAAGGCAAAGACCTGGAGGTCACCTCCTGGAACTGGCGCAGGCATATCAGCCGCGCGTCAGGCAAGGAGATGCTGTCCTGCACCTACTACGGCAGCCTGTCCGACAAGCCGATCACCGAGTACCTGCCGGTGCTGCACGATGGCTACGCCGGGCAGAAGGCCATGCGCCAGTTGCTGACCATGGCCAACTCGTCTGGTGCACACCTGGCCGAGGCTGCGCACCTGGAAGGCAGCGAAGGGCTGGACTACCTGGCCGTCCAAATGAGCAACAGCAAGCCGCCGAGCAGCATCGAGTACCGGCTGGATGGGAAGTTCCACCGGGTCATCAAGAGGAGTTGGGTGTGAGCCGAGGCAAAGCCCTGCCGCACTACGGCAAGATCGGTGTGGCCAGCCTGTCCAGTGAGGTCAAGGCCATCTGGTACAGCCGCCACATTGAGCCAGAGCCGTGTGAGCCGGTGGACACCTACTGGCCAACAGGCACCGATCCGGACCTGGTGCTGCTGCAGGACTTCGCCAGGCGTCTGGTGGCCATCACTCCGCTGACCGAGGCCGAGGAACAGGCCGTTGCGCTGTGCGTGCTGGACAACTGCACGCTGCGCGAGGCAGGCCAGGAGATGGACCGGACGCAGGAGCGTGTGCGCCAGATTTTGATGAAGGCCATGCGCAAGTTTCGGACATGCCAGAAAGCACTGACTGGCGTGCCTTCGTGGGATTTGGACACCAGGGACATGACCTGGTCTTTTTGGAAGTACGAGCAAAGGAGAAGCAGATGAAAGTTTTCATTGATGGCGAGTGGAACAGCTACGGTGGCGAGTTGATCTCGCTGGCGCTGGTTGCTGAGGATGGCCGGTCCTTCTACGAGGTGCTTGGCTGCGACAAACCAGACCCATGGGTTGCTGAGAACGTGATGCCGAAACTCGGCAAGCCATGGATCACGTTTGAAAGCCTGCAAGAGCAGCTTGAAATATTCCTGCGCCAGTTTGAGTTCGACTCTTTGCACATCATTGCCGACTGGCCAGAGGACATCATGTGGTTCTGCAAGGTCTTGATCACTGGGCCAGGCACAAGGCTGGACACGCCACCGCTGACGATGGAGGTGCTCCGCGTCGATACGGTCTCCAAGAACCCGCACAACGCACTGGCAGACGCCATGGCGCTGCGCGATTGGTATGTCAGCGTGGACATGAACTCAGTCGGGAGCGAAGCATGACCACCAGACCACCAGAGCCAGAGTTCCTGATTCAGTGGCGTGAATGGGACCGGGCCGGGCCGCCAAAGTGCTGCCACACCTGTGAGCACTACGGGATCGATGGCTTGTGCACCGAGTTCTTCATGACGCCACCGGAGGACTTCGCATCCAGCATCGATGCCTGCGACAAGTGGGAATGGGAGATTCCGTTTTGACCGCCGACCGCATACCCACCGAGCACGAGGAACAGCGTGAGCTGGTGCGCTGGTTCCGGAAGACCTGGCCAGGCGTGCGCATCTTCGCCATCCCCAACGGAGGCCACCGCAGCATGGCCACTGCTGGCCGCCTGAAGGCCGAAGGTGTGGCCTCTGGCGTGCCCGACCTGTTCATCCCTGCTTGGCGCTTGTGGGTCGAGATGAAGCGCAGCAAGGGTGGCAGCCTCAGCCCAGAGCAAAAGGACTGGATCACATACCTTGAAAGTGTGAATTACTGGTGTATAGTGGGAAAAGGTGCTGATGATGCCAAGGCAAAAATCAGCGCCTTTTTTGACCACCACAAGGACACCCTATGAGCACTCGCATCTACCTGGTCACCGACACGGAGACCAACAAGCACCGCCTGATCCGCGCTGCCAACCAGGCGCAGGCCATCCGGCACGCTGCCCAGACTCGATTCGACATTGAGGTGGCCGGCCAGGACGATCTGGTCAGCCTTCTGACGCATGGCGTGCCGGTTGAGTTGGCCACCGGACAGGCGACTCTTGATATGTTCGAGGAGGCTGCGATGGTCAATGCTGGAGGGACTGACTGATGGCCAAGTTTCGCAAGAAGCCTGTAGTCGTCGAGGCCACGCAGTGGTTCAAGAGAGGCGATCACCCGCTGGACTACAGCAAGACACATGATGGATT